CAGCTAATACTGCTGGCTAGTGTGTATTTAATACGCACACTGCAAAGTGTATGCCCCCCATTCGTTTTCGAATCCAACCTTTTATTTGGTTGGTGCGTTATCTGTGTGACTACTGCCACGCCTGCACGAGCAGGCTTCTTTTCCCATAAATTGCGAGTATATACTCGCACTTATGGACGGTTTAGTCCGTTATTGGCGCCTACCGGCCCCACCTATCCGCGCGAGCAATCTTTTGCTCCTGCGGACATTCAAGCTGTGTTCAGCACCTGATCTACCGATCAGATGGTCCAATTAAACATTTCAGTTGTTTTTGGAAAGTACCACCTCCCGCCTTAAAGTTGTGGAACGACTTAGTGCTTTCGAGCGACGTCCACATTAGAGCCCCCCGGTAGATTACCGGCGTACTAGATGTCCTATACTGTTATAGTATCCCTTTCCCGCTAGTACGAAATCTCGACACCAATTTCATTTTCCGCATAATATAGTTGTAATTGCCCATCATAATGCCTAGTTGTTATGATGTTATCAAGCCGTTAGCTATTGCTTATAATCGGATTTTGTAATCTTCACTTGTCACGTCAAAAGGACGGACATGTTCTTGTCGGAATTCTGTGTTGAGTGCACAACGAGAACATAATTTCTGAATTTCGAGTTCGATACTATCAAGTCTATGTATCCTTACTTGGTAGTGTTGTCCACATTCAGCCCGTAACGGGGGTTCAATGGTTAATACTACGTTTTAGTTTTGCGGTGGTTTGCAGATAGAACTGCCCCTCATATAAATGGAAACAGCGAGTTTGGTTCGACTGCTGTGGTGCCGCTACAGGCAACCACGTTTAAGAACAACCGACTACTCTGGCTATGAGTGAGAATTCCCTTTTTAATTTTTACGGAAATGAGTACCTTACGAGGAAAAATTTTGCCTCCCTTAGGGGAGGCTCAGGTGCCCAACAAGCACTTGCCATACGACCCAGAAACATTACCTAAACCCTTTTTGTGTAACGCGCCTTTTGGCGGTCCCCAAGATTTGGAAGAATGTTGTATTGGTGACAATGAAATTATCTGCGATAGAAAGGAATTTCCTGATGTGCCCATCATTAGGTTACCTAGGTTCCCAGACAAAGAGCTTAATCCAGCTTGGATTAAGTGGAGACGTACTACAGCGTGTGGTACGTTTGTGAAGGCCGTTGAACATCTCGAGTCGATACGAGATGATCAGAGCTTTTGGGTTCCCTTTAGAAGGGGAAAAGTGAGTAGGGACGGTAAAATTGAGTATTTTGCCCGCTATTCCCGCTCCATGAGGTTGGTCTCTCTCCTTTTTGGTCAACTTCCACCTGAGCCCCCTCTGCACCTGAAGAACTCTGTGGTTATCAAGCACCAAGTGGATGAGATTATGTCAATGTGTTGTCCGGATTCGGATGACGAGGTTGATGAAGAAGCTGATCTTCCATTACCGTTTGCTGATCATTTGGGCATGCTCCCGGGCGAACCGCGTCCTAGAGTCCTTGAAGAGATCATAAATCCTGCATGGCTTGATTGGTCTTCTGATAGTCGGGTTTTGCTACGTTCGCGTATTGACCAAAAGATTAGATCCCTTACCAGGTATCATAAATTTATTTTTGAGGCAGCGCTGGACCCTGATTTGGCTAATGAACCGGCTGTCTTGGCAGTGAGAGATTCCGTTTTCGAGCAGCTGCATGCTAAAATCCAAGAAAGGGCCGCTCTCACGGTTCAACTACCCCCCGAACCGTGCATGACCCTCACCCTCTGTTTTCAGGGCGATTGTTTTCCGTCCGGCAAGGAAGACACGAAAAGAGATAAGAAGCGCCATGGTGGTCGTTACATTCCTCTCAATCAACCCTTGACCGAGGGGCAGAGGAATTTCTGTTATCGTTCGCTTAGGGAAAATTCCCTATTTGAGGCGTTTGTCGATTGTTCCGAAGGATTGGCTCCCTGGGAGGAGTTTAGGAAGCGTATTCCTAAGGATCAAGTTTTGTTGTTTAGGCGTTTGTGGAACGATGTCCAATCGGCCAACTTTATCATCGCCGACTGGAAGGTCCATAACCAGTCTGCCGAGAAGAAGAGATTGGCTTCTAAAAAACAATTGGTCCTTCAGGGCGCGGTCATTGCCAGATTGTGCCCGAGGCGGCGAAGAGTGGAGGCTCTGACGTTGGTTGACGGGTTGATCTATGCCCCGGCACGCCAACACGTGGATCCCTTTCTTTTCCCCACGAATCCGGTCCCGACGTTTACGCTGCTTGAGAGAGCCTTGATTGCATGTTTTCCGAACGCTACTTCCGAGACGTACCAAGCTATGCGGAATTTTAATGAGTTTGTTTCCCAAATTAAATGGCTCAAGGAACTTGTGTTAACCAACCAGTTCATTGGGATTATTTCTGCATTGGGATCTTTCGTATCCGCGACGAGCGCTACTAGTCGGGTGTGTGCTGCTGTGAGCATGGCGTCTTTTGCAACCATGGGATACGGTGACCAGGGCTTGGTCGACCTCGTTACCTTGGCGATCACCGGTAGTATCTTCAAGAAGGAAGGCTATTGCGAGATTACCACGGAGAATCCTTTTATGGAAGACCTCACCCACCTTGCTTCCCGTGTGGTTGATGCGCCTATTCCGTGTAAAATTGCTGCTTTGGTTCATGCATTTCTTGGTTCCACCGTCTTTAAAGAAATACCCATGCGTGCCCAGCTGGTTATTGCTTTGATGCATTCTTCTATGAGATGTATAGGGAATGATGCTTCCTTGGTCGTTATGTTTTTCGATCTACTCTCCAACTGTGCTAAGGGTATCCAGAATTTCGTTAAGACTGGCAATGTTTTCGAGTTGATGGGATATGACGAGCGTCGTGAGCACATCATGGATGCCACGCGCCTGGTGAAACGGTTTCAGTCCTACCGGACTCATACCCCGGACACCATCCCCGTAACAACCACTCTTGATGCTGCGATTAGGCGTCTTGCAGTTATGTCGAACTTCGCAGGCAAGCATCCCAAGGATCGCGACTTCGAATCGATGTTGATCGGTCTTATGCGGGAGGTTCAAACCTATCAAGCCGCCTTGTCCAATCGTCGGGGTGAGCCCTATGCCGTGCTTTCGGTCGGTCCTCCCGGGTGTGGGAAGAGTTCTTTCCCCGAGTACTTTGGCCCTCCACTTGCGGCAGCATTGGGTATGCCCGCTGACATCCCCATTGGCTATCATCTTAAGGGCACCAAGTACCAATCTCCTCCTGGGATGGCGGTCTATATCACGGCGGATGATATCCTGCAGACCAGGGATGAGGTTACTCCTTTTGAGGCCAGTTCGATGCAGATGCTTACCAATTTGGTTGGGGTGACCACTTTTACTCCGGAATGTGCCGAAGCGCACCACAAGGATCATGCACTTGCCCCGTGTTTCGTGTATGCCTCCACGAACATTCGTGAGTACTCGTTCGTCACGGCGACTGATGGTCCGTCGTGTGAGAGGTTGATTCGAAGGTATGATGTCCTGGAGTTCGCATACACCGACAAAGCTCGGAAGATGTCTGTGGATACTGGTGTTGAATTGTCTCAGTTGCTCAGGAGATTCCCGGACGAGGAGGGCCTGGTTGAGTACTTTCTTGGGAGGATGTGGCGGAAGGACACCAGTCGTAACGATTGTAAGATCTTGTGCTTCACCCCGAAAAGGGAGGAGTGCATGGTGTTCACTCACCAGGGAGCCCTTGTTAGGGAGATCATCGCCCGGATCATGCGTGCCAAGGAAGTTGAGGTTGAGTTCCAGAAGAGGAAAGCCCGGATCTGCCCAGCTGGTTATCAACTCACAGCTGCAGCCCATCCGAAGGACTGTGATTGTGGGGAAGATGTGTCTGTCCATCGTTCTATGGGTAGATCCTCCGATCACATTGATGTTCTCGTAGGATCGCGCCCTAGGTTGAAGATGGAGGGTCCCAAACTTCCTACCTGGGATGGATTCCGCGAGTGGGTGAGACCCAAGGAGTGGCCGGTCAGTTGGGCGGTGAAAGAGTGTTCTGCTGTCGTTCATGAGGTGAAAGTTATAACGGGGGACTTCGTTGAATTGCTCCTTCAGCCAGCTCAACCGGTTGAGGAGAACGCTCAGGCCCGTTTCCGCTTTAGTAGCCGCGTGAGTGATTTCTTCTGGTCAGGCGTTCGAACAGCCGAATTACAGTTGAGTCGGGCTGTGATTCGTGGGGAGGATTTCCTCAAGGGCTTCACATCTGATGTTCTTGAGCAGATGCGCTTCGGCGTTGCGGCCCTAATTACCGTTTGTGGTTTGCTTACTGGCGCCTACTATCTGGCTTCTAGGAAACTTGATGGTTCCAAGGTTCACGAGGGCCGAGTTGTCCAGAGCCTTGGGGACAAGAATGAGCCCTCCGTTCCAGTGCCCGTTTATCACGATCAGAAGTCTGCGAAGTATCTCGGTGCTAAGGCACTTCCCCCGTCGATTAGGATCGAGAGGACTCTTGCTAAGGGGGGTGGCTATCGGATGTGGGCATTGCCTATCAACGTGCGCACCATCGCCCTTCCTTTCCATTTTCTCTTTACCTCGGCTGGTGTGTCCAAGCAACCGGATATGGAAGATGGGGAGATTATTCGATGTACGATTGGCAACAACGTGATGGAAATCCCCTTTTACAAGAATCAGGTGATTGTGCGCATCGGATTGGACCTAGTGCTCTACCGACTTAGCTCCCCGCTCAGTCCGATCATGTCCTACTGGGATACCTTGATTGGTGAACCAGTGAACCAGGGACGTGGTTTCTTCCAGGATATGCCCGTTACCCTTGATGGCTCATCCGGTGCTACGGAGGCATTCCATAGTGGGAGTTCGAAAGATGGTGATTGCGGCCTTCCCGTGGTTAATGAGGTCGGTCAGCTACTTGGTTTTCATATCGGTGCTTACAGTGATGACCTGAAGGGTTATTCGAGGATTACTCCGAAGATGCTCCTGGACCATGTGATGCACTTCGAAGGGAAGTACGGCCCCGATGCGATCTTCGTCGATCGCCTCCATCCCATTCTCGATCTGGCTGAGTCTAAGGGGTGGCTTCCTGGTCCCTCCAAGAAATCGAACTACCATTGGCAAAAGGAGAAGGATGAGCTACCAGCGTGCTTCAGGAGCTTACCCTTACTGCACAAGGAGTTTGCCGACAAACCAAAAATGACTGGGAGGGAATCGGAGCTATTTCCCTTCTTCTCTGGCAAGTTGCATGAGAAGTATGGTCCGCCTAATGCCGGGTGTGCGGTTCTGATCGGAGAGAAGTGGGTTAGCGTTGTATCGGCAGCCAACGAGGCGGTGACTGCGGGGTACGTAAATCATCCGTGGGCTATGGACTTAGCTATCGAGACCGTGGTTGCTAAGTTTCCCCCAAATTCTGGTGCCAGATTACAACCCTTAACTTTCACGCAGGCTGTTTGCGGAGACCCGAGGAACGATTTCATTTCTGGGAAGGATACCACCAAGTCTGTTGGCCCTTACATGCGCATGCTCGGTTTAACGAAGAAGACGGCGTTCGAGGACCGAGGAACTTACCATGTGGTACACCCTGAGATTGAGAAGGAATACGACCGGTTGATGCGGCTCTATTCCGGGGGGGAGGTCGAAGCATGTGTTGCGCAGGCTACCGTTAAGGATGAGATCTATCCGCAGTCGTCGTTGGATAAGGGCAAGGGGCGCTTATTCAACGTCATGGACGTGTGCCACAACCTCGTGATCAGGGCCCTTCTCCTTCCTATCATTGCCTATGCCCAAGAGCACAAGTTTGAGACGGGGATCATTGCTGCGACAAACCCCTCGTCACCCGACTGGGGGGCGCTTTACCGTCTCCTTGATAAATTCGGTGGATCGAGGACCATTTGCTCCGATCAGGCCAAATGGGACATACGGATTTTTTCACTGTTGTTTCCGGGGGCCGATTGCATTTACATGATCGCACTGAAACTTGGGTATACCAAATCTGAGGCGGCTACAGCGAAGACCGCAATGCTGTCCCTCGTCCGCCAGTGTGTTATCGTGGACGGTGAGATCCATCTCAGATATGGGTCTTGGTGTTCGGGTACGGGCCTTACTTTGTTTAAGAACGGCATCATGAATCAGCTTCAGACTTACTACTCAGTCTACCTCCAAAACCCCAAGGTTGAAGTCCCTAAAGTCATGGCGTGTACCGTGGTTATGGTCCAGGGTGATGACAAGGCTTTTTCCATATCGGAGGAGTTGACCTTTTGCCCCGTGAGGATGGTGTCTGATGACCTAAGCCTGGGCTCCGTGACGACGCATGAGACCAAGAAGGGCTGTCCACCTGAGTTCACTCCCACTAGTGAGGCTGTTATCCTCAAGCGGACCTTTGCATGGCGTGATGGGGTCTGCTACTGTCCTTTAGATGAGAAATCGATCTGGAAAGCACTGTGTTATACGGTTGGAGATTATAACCTGAGTACTGAGAGAGCTAGGTCGATTAATGTCATTAAATGCATGTCCCTGGAGGCATTTATGCATGGCAGGGTTTTCTATGAGGACTACGTGAGCATGGCTCAGAAATTTAGCTCGTGCCCCGGATTGAAGAGCTATGATGAACTGATGGCAGTTTATCTCCGGTGCGACTTGGTTCTTTGGGACCCTTCTGGTGCATTTCCATCAGACAGATTCTTGTATGATCACCCCGAGCCTTTGGCGAGTGCGGGGAAGCCTCAGGAATTGTACAAGGTGGTAATTCAATTGCCGCCGAGTCTAACTTTGGAGGGAGAGAGCCGAACTACTACTCTCCCTAGCTTTAGCAACCTTTACAAGTTTACTGAATTATCATCCACATCTCCTGTTGTATTGGACAACACAGCCACGAAGTTGGCGAACGTAGCACCTGGCGTTATCGAATTCAGTGCAAGTGCCTCTGTCGAGTCCAAGGATACTCAGATACCTGTGAGTGATGCCTCCTTGAATGATCTTCTGAGTCAGAAGTTTCTGGTCTGTTCCGGCGTTTTGTCGTCTCCCCTCGTTGCAACTTACGGAGTTACCCCCAGCGTGTTCACAAACAACCCGCGTCTCACATCGGCCTCGAGTCCTTACATTGGTTATAAGTATCGGAGTGTTCGATTAACCGTGACCTATTCTGGTAACCCCCAAACCTATGGTGGCTATAATGTTATGGCAAGGCCCGTGGCTTACTACCTTGTTGACCAGATGTCCACCGAGCTCACGGCTTGGGCCGATGGAGGAGCCATCCCTACGCGAATGCAGATGCCCTCTCTTCGCCTAGACATTTCCCAGCCTTGTGTTTGTTCCATGGTTCTTCCGTGGGCTAATCCTTTGACCTTTATCAGCATCGGCCAGGGTGATTACAAGATCTACATCGATCAGATTGGTACCCTTGGAAACATAATGGGCGTGACCCAACCGGCTTGCAATTATTGGATCTGGGCTGAGTACACCGGGCTTGAATTTGTTGTCCTCTCTCCACAGGGCGAAGAGTACGAACCCAACACAACCGCACGAGCTGTTGCTTATGCGAGAAAAGTGGCTCAGGGGGCTAGCTGGTTCATTTCACCCATCATGGCTGTTATGCGCATGGGGGTTTCAGTTGGTGAAGCTTTGGGTTTTTCGAGGCGTGTTCCGGGCGTCGAGATGTTGATGGCCCCCGTGCTGAGCTCCTTCGCTTATGTCTCCGGCACTGTTGCCCCTGCCCAGGGGTTGGGGATGGACCCCAGCGCGGGTAGGTCGATCGCTGGAATGATGCCAGGTCATGACCCGAGTGAAACTAAGGTCTCCGTGTTGGCGGCAAAGTGGGGTTGTATTGCTATTGCTATGGCGCCTGGAAATCTCAATGTTCATCCGATGCAAACTTACCGTTACGGAACGTCCCCGACCATGCATTGCTGCATGACCCCGCTTGGCTATGCTACGAGTTTCTTTCGCTTGTGGCGTGGGGACATCAAGGTGCGCATGACGTGGTATGCGACTCCATTGGTACGCGGGTTCGCGAGGGTTATTCTCATCCCACCTTATGGGAATAATGCTCCAACGAACAAGTACACCGGTCGCTATCATGTTATTGAGATCTCCGGTACCACGGTATTTGAGTTTGTGATGCCGTATGAGTACGTGAACCCGTATTCGGAGGCTTTTTCGGCGGAGGGCGTGTTAGTTGACAACACGTTGGCGAGCTTCAGTTGGGATTGGGACAATCAACCGATCAATTCGGCTGGTGCCACCATCACCATCAATCCCGTCGTTGAAATTTGCTCTGAGAATCTCGAATGTGAGATCCCTACTTTGTACTTGCCCAGTAACTTGACTGGAGTGACTCTGAAGCCGCAAGGTGCGTTTACAGGGGAGGACACCTCCGATCTGTTAACGTTGACACGCCGCTCATGTTTCAATACCGCTGTTACTGTCAGCGGTACCCCCGTCTCTAGCCTTCCGCCCCTTTGGCCCTTTCCTCCATGTGGTGTTTACACTGATCTCAATGCGACCGCTTATGGGGTCACTGTCAACTACAGCCACACGTCTCCTACTTACCTTTATTGGTTGACCATCGGATTCTATGCCAACTCGGGTGGTTATGTGGTGAGTGTTATTGATGCCACTACTGGCCGTGCGGCTCTCATGATGACTGGCGAGATGGGAGTTGACGGGATTTCCCCCATGCTTAGTGCTTATTACTTCCCTTATTGGGGGTCTTTAGCACCAATTTACCCCTCTACGCCTGGGGATGTCTTAGTTGCGGACAACACATCGAAGATGATTGCCGTGCCAGATAGGGCGGTAAGGGCCTATAAGTGGGGTCAGTCGAATGGTAGTGCCACCAATGGAACTTCATCTGCATTGGTCTTTTATGATTACACCTACTTGCAGGTTTCCGGTTCTCATGTGAGCCACATGTTCGTAGCCGGAGGTGAGGATTTTCAGGTTGCTTGGTTCATGGGCGTGCCAACTCTGGTGGGTTGAGAATGGCCACCAGTACACTGCGGGAGCGCAGTATAATTGCTCCGTTGTTTAAAATAGTGTGTATATATTTCGCACAGGGCGC